ATGTCAGCCTGTCTTCTAGCTTCAGCAGTTTCTACATCAACCACTTGTTGCTGATATGGGTTCATATAATTTGCTGCTATGCCTGGGTCGGTAAATTTTTCTGTAGTTATAGTCTCATCTGTTATTGTTCCAGGAGTAAATCCTCGCGCTGCATCTATACCACCCATTGCAGATGTAGCTCCTCCTAAACCACCTGTCAAAGCAGTTCCTGCCTGTGCTATTTGAGCAGGTTCTGTTAAAGCCCTTGTATCTGCTTGAGCTGCTGTTTGATCGGGTAAAAATCCGGCAACTCTAGGTCCACGATATACGGGAGCAGGCTTAACACCTGTAACATTACCCCTTGAGTCAGTATTATAAGTTAGTCTTGCTCCTTGCTTCATCTGCTCTTCAAAGAATGGCTGAGCATATTCAGGTAAGTTAGTAGAGTATGAAGTAGATTCTTGTGTTGTTGGAGCTGGTGATCCACCACCACCTTTGCCCCCACCATATTCAACTAAACCTGTCGCTGGGTTTATAGTTCCAGAACCTCCTACCGATTTAAGTAAGCCAGCTTCATAGTCATTAATATGAGCAAGTTGAGTATCGCCCATACGACCTTCAGCAGCTATATCTTTATATAGATGCTTAAGTAGCCACACTTTAATTTTTTTAGGTATTAACTTTAATAACATTTTTATTACTCCACTGGTAATTCGTAAAATACAAACCGTTTTTTATATCCCTCATGTTTCCAAACTTTTTCCCACCCAGGTCTACCATAAGACTCTATTTTAGTACAACCTGTATCTCTTGCAAAACTTTGTAGTTGTTTTAAACCTATTGTTTGCCATTCTTCTATTCTGTTACCCCCTGTAAAATGCATTACTAGCACTTTAGTTTGAGGATATTCTATAACTTCTGTTACCCAAAAAGCATGAATGCCATCGTCATCAAACGCAGTCCATAACTGTTGGTCTTTAGTGAGTAGTTCATCTAGTATATCATCTGCAGTGTACCTACCATAAGTGTATTTAGCACACCCTTCTGCAAATTTTTCTATGCTACTCCAAACTTCTTTTACATGTTCTCTAGGAACAAGAGTTGTTTTCATTAAGCGGGCATAAACCTTTCTGGATCTATTTCTGGCGATTGTTTTTTCCTACCAGTCCTAGCCATTCTAACTCTATCCATCATACCGTAAAATTCTTTTGCTCCTGCTTCAGAAGAGCCATTACCTATGTGACTAACTACATCAGCAGGTATTACAAACTCGCCTTCTGATAAAGCTGCTGGTTGTTCATTATCAATGTTTGCAGGTATATCATCACTCATACCATCACCTTGAACATTTATATCTCCACCACCTAAGTATCCGCCTTCTGCGTATGCTGCGGGGATTAGCCCACCTTGAGCTCTTCTAATATAATTTCCTGCAATATCTCTATAGTAGGGATTGTCAAGTCCGTAAGTATAATCAGCAGGGACAGTTCCTTGACCCATTATAAATTTTGTTGGTACAGAAAAAGGTGTGTTACTACTACCTCCTACATTTTGTCCTGAGTATGTTTTAGGTTTAGCATCTTCAATTGCTTTAAGTCTAGCTGCTTCTGCTATAGCATTAGCTGATTGTCCTATGGTTCCTGAACCTACGTTTAAGGCGCCTAGAGCTCCTGTTAAATTAGAGGGAGCACTAGTAAAGCCTCCTACATTTATATTAGAGGGAGCTACAGGGGCAGATACAGGGGCAGATACAGGGGTAGGCGGTGTATAGGTTTTTCCTATATTTCTAGCTATAGCTGCTTCCATTCCTTGTTCTACAGCGCCGCCTTTTGCATAACCATAAGGATTATTTAAATTTAAGGCAGTCTTACCTGATAAATTAAGTTGCCCTTCAGGACCTCTAAATCTATTGTCTTCAAACTCAGTCATGTCTACGCCTTTTGGCTGAAAGTCTGATTCTTCTAACCCTCCTGCTATTCCTCCAGCAATAGGTAGACCAAACTTCATTGCCATTTCTCCATCAGTTAGACCCATAGCATCTCTAGTAGCAGAGTAATCAGTAATTACGTTTTTAGCCCCTTCTCCCACTCGACTAAAATTATCACTAATAGAATCAACACTAATAGAACCAAGACCTGAATTATTAGCACTAACAGCATTAATATCTCTTATACTTAGGGCGTCTGTAATTCCAGCATTATTTGCAGCTTGTTGAGCACCTGTTTGATTCATATAAGATGGCATATTTGAATTTGCCGCATTAACAACAGGTGGTTGTACAGTGGGAGTATACCCACCAACTCCAGTATAATCCCTATATATTGCATTATCTGTAGCTCTACCCGCTATTTCATTTGGTGTATATTGATATCCTCTAGCACTAGATGGTTGTAAATTTGCTTTAGGAATATTACCTTGACCTAAAATATTAGAATTAGGATTTGTAGTATTTTGAAATGCTGAAGGATAATTTCCAGTGACAGTGTTTGCTGCATTAGATATTCCCATAGTACCGCTACCTGCTGTACTTGAAAAACCTGTCATACCTGGTCCTGATGGTCCCGCAATAGCTGGGTTCATATTTCTAAGACCTTGATTTACTACTTCTGCATTATTCATGGCTGTTGTAGTAGTCGCTCCTACTGGCTGTTGTGTTGCAGCCGCGGCAAAACCTTCAGCTAAGCTACCGCCACCATAAGCACCTAGTCCAGCACCTAGTCCAGCCATAATATCACCTTGCATTACAGCAGTTGCTCCACCTACCATAAGTCCAGCCATTAATGGAGATATTGCTCCTCCAGTTGCAGCTGTCAAACCACCACCTATAGCCATAGGGATTAAACCACTCAAACTAAAAGCTTCTGGCATTCCAGTATTAGGATTTATGGTTAATGAAGTTCCATTTTGAACAGCTAAGTTTTGAAGTCCAGCTACTTCTGCTGGATTCATATGTACTAAAGTAGAGTCTCCTCCTCTACCTAAAGTAGCTAATCCTTGAGCTGTGTTTTGATAGTTTACCATTTAAATTCCTAATTGTTTATATTGAATAATACCATGTAATATGCTATGTATAAACCGTTTTATACTGCTTCGGCCCCTGATATAGTGATCGTTAATTCAGTTCCATCGGATACTGCTTGTATTGTATCTCCAGGGTTAGTTATCTGTAATCCTGACCAATGTAAATATTCTTGTTTGAGTACGTTAACAGTTCCTATAAGCTCATTATCATTTGACGCAGCGCTGCCGGCTGGAACTATATACACTGATACTGTCCCTGTTGTACCTGAAGCTCCACTATGATTAGCTACCATAATATCTTTTATATAAGTGCGCGTGTCAACAGGGGTTTCATATATTATTACAGTAGTAGTGGTTAAAGCTGCTTGACCTAATTTACAACCTGTTAGTTCTGTAAATTCACCTGACATTATATCCCCATCCAATGCATCACATTGTTAGTGTGTAAATTTTTAATCGAATCTAAGTGAGCTTTATCTAGTTGTGCAAAGTATAACCTTAGTTGATTCTGTAATTGGTTCTGTTGGTCTTCACTATATTCTATTCTAGGAAGCGCTAAGTTAGGTGCTTTAGGTTGTACGACGTGTGACATATTATCCCCTCATTCCATCTGGTTTAGCATCGACCCTTGTATCACCGAGTTGCCATTGTGTGCCTAGAGTATCTGATGATATTTTAAAGTTCATTTGTCGTCCTCGTGCTCTTATAAATACTTGATTTGTATACTGATCTATTGTCGCTGCTGTTGTAGTAACACCTCTAGTTAATGTTGTCCCAGCTACATCCGTAGTCTGTGTCGCGGCTCCTGGAAACTTAGTGACTGCAATTGCCATATCGACTGCAGGTGTTAGTGTGGCTCCTGTCACAGGGTTAACAGTTTGTGATGTATTAAAATTAACGTCAGGAATTACACGCTTTGTTAGCATATAAAACTCACCATCAGCTATATCCATAAAGGCAGACTCAATGTATGAGTTAATAGCTAAAGGCGCTGCACCTAAAGGTTGACCATCGTTAGGACCATTTTCATGTGAGTATATATACCCCCCTGAAGTAGCTAGTGCATATTGATTAACTCCAGCATCTACCCAAGTTGTTCTGTTAAGTTGTCCATAATACCAAATATCATCACGGTAGTTGTAGATTACATAACGATCAATTGTAGCAGAAGGTGTTGCCCCACCTGAACAATAGAACCATATTACTTCATTAAATTCTTTATTAGTACCACCATAAACAAGTTGACTTTGTTCTCTATTAATATCATCAAATATATACCGAAGTAAAGGGCATTTTAATACATTAACTCGACCATCATATACAAAGAAGTTATCAGTCCCCATCCAATACATATTGTTATTAACACTTGCCCACGCATTAGGCCCCATAATGTTAGTATCATTAGATAAAAGTTGTAGCCCAAACACTTCAGCTGTTCCTAAAAATTGTAGTGTACTAAGTGATGTGTCTGTCCATATAAGTGTTTCTTGTCTTACATTAGCACCGGTAACAATTTTGGAACCCTCTTTAACAAATAAGAACCCTGCTGTATTAGCAAGTTCTGGTTTCCAAACTTCCGGTTTAGGTCCTATATCTGCATTAACGTCAGCCCATCTAATTAACATTGGATCAAATGCGCCAGCTGAATAATTAATGTATTCATAACTTCCTACAACAGAGGCAGGAGATGTAGTAGTCGCTACTAGTGTATAGGTAAAAGTCGTCGTGCTTGTTACTATAATTTGATAGGTACCTGAATAAGCAGTTGTTGTTTGTCCAGATAGACTTACCCAATCATTAGTAGCTAATCCATGAGCACTTCCAGTAGTTACAGTGGCTAAAGTTCCGGCACTTGTAATACTCGAAATAGCAGCACCTGCAGTAGCTGTTTCGCTATATGCACTAGCACCTAGACATAGTAAGTGTCCACTAGGTGCAAAAAGTATTTTTTCATTTTCAGCGGGTACTGCAATTGAACCAGCTAAAGAACTTAATAATACTGCTCTATTAGAAAAAGTATTCTCATATACCCAATAGTATATTTGACCTTCATTGTTTAAATTAAATATAAGGTCGTTGTTAAAGTTGTCCATAAAGACAAGACGCACTTCAACAATAGCTGGAAGAACTGAAGCACCACCCCATGTTCCTCGACTCCATGTACCTGCACCCCAACCATATCCTGCAATAGAAGTGTCAGCTCCAATATTAATTTGAAACGCTGCAGTAATTCCTGTACCACCACCTGTAGCAGCTGAAGTAGCTGTTCCAGCGGTCTCAATAGTAAATGTATTAGGATCTATTACCGTTACTTCAAACTCTATATTAAGTTGTGGGGCTGTAATACCGCCGACTGCGACTGCGCCACTAAAAGTTACAAAGTCACCTGTAGTAGCGCCGTGTCCAGCAAGAGTAACTAAGACTTGACCTTCAGTGCCTGCCGTGGTGTTAGTAGTAAAACAATTGTCTGTCGAAGGAGTGGTTGAAGTAGTGTAAGTTGCACGGATAGGAGTAATATCATAAAGACTAGTACCCGCTCTAATATATATTTTCTTAGTAGTTGCTAATCCTGCTATCTCTGCACCTGTATCTACAGAATAGACAAATAGTTTGACGGCTTCCCCTACATACTGGTCAAAAGTTTCAGCTTGCCAACCACCTATTTTTTCAGCGAAACCTTCTCTAAATCGTATTAAGTTACCATCATACCAACCACCCATTTGAGCAAGATCAGTTTTATCTCGGTTTATGCCAGGTCTAAATTTTAATTTACTAAGTGGCATGTAATTCCTTTTCCATGAATAGTGCGTGTTCTGCTAATCGTCTTCTAATTAATCCTTTGAGCTTACGTCCTCCAGCATAACAATACTTTAAAAGAACTTCGCCAGCTCTCTTTTTATCACCACGCACAAAAGCCGAACGAACTGTACTCCTTTGAAAGCATCCCAAGCCAAGATTAAAGCTAAAGCTAACGAGAGCATCAAACTCAGACTGTGTTGGTTGTTTAGGATGTAATAGCCGAGTAACTCCATTTTCATATTTTATTAAGTCTTTTTTTAGTAAGCTCTCTATCTCGTTATCTGAAAGAGTGCGATCCCATGAAGAGTGTAGTTTATCATCATAACTAATAAGATGACCGACACCGATAGTCCAATAGCCCGCAGGGCATCTATAAGGTGTGGCATGTACTCCTTCAAAATACTTTATGAGGGTTATACCCTTTTCTGATGTATTCACTTATTTTTCCCAATGTCTAGACCCAAACCAAAAGCCAATAATAGACGCTAGAATAGCCATTTCTTCATTACTAAATACAATCCGCATAGCTTCAGCATAATTAGCACCAGATGAAATAGCCCAGTATAATCCTACAAAATCGACCACCAAAAGAATAATAACAAAAACATAGGTGATAATGGGGCGAACACTAGCACGAAGATTAATAACCCAAGTAGATGCCCCTTCTGCAGACGCTTCGTCGTTTTTATATAACGCCACTCTTTCTTGAGTGTATGTATCCATGCTGACTTGTTCAGTTTTAAGTTCTTCAATTCTTTCCTGTGAAGCAAAACCTTTTTCTGCCATTGCCAAACTTCTTTGCATTTCAATTTTAGCCATCTCACGTTCATGATTCTGATCGCCCTTTTGTTCAAAAAACTTTAATACACTAGGAAGTCCTGATGTAGCAAAGCCTAATATTCCCGATAAAATGCTTAACATACTTTCTCCTTATTCTGCTTCTTCTGGTTCGTTACCCTCTGCTACCCATTCTAGGTATTCTTGGTAGTCTGTGTTGGCTTCAATTCTTGGTATATAAGCACCATCAATTATTCTTTGTATTTGCTCTATGTTTTCTGTTCCATCTATGTTTAATAATTTTCTATACATTTTATAACTCCGCTGATAGTGTGTGAGCAAAAATCATTCCAGCTGTATTATTACCATACAACCGAACAAAAAACCTATTCGCATCTGCATTAGTTAAATTAGGTGTTATATTGTTTGTAGCACCCGCACCCGCACCTATTATAGTTACTTTGCCTGTAGTAAGTGCCAAATCATATATAACTAGAGTTGGTGTAGCTCTCATAGTTACTGGTAATAAAAAGCATTGTCCTGCTATGCTAGATGCATTCAGACCACCCCAAGATTGTTGTGTTGTATTAGTAGTTTCACTTACAGTAGAACCAACAGCATCACCTTGTTCCCAAGATTTTTGAAAATACCTCTGACACAATGCTAATTGTTGTCCATATTGTAGGTTTTCAAATGGTGTTGCTGTTGTATTTGCTTCTAGTTGAACGCCTGTGATGTAGAAGGTAGAAGATGCTGTGCCAACAACATTTGTTGCACCAGATACAGAAAAGTAGTTACCAGAAGCCCAAGCACCTGCTGTTGCTTCAAAAGAACTACCAGCCGCTATAGCTAACCTTAAGCTAATTCCAACACCATTAGTTGTAAGCCAAGTTCCTGTTGTGTCACCTGTAATAGTAATAGTCTTTTGTTCCCATGTGTCAGCAGAAGATATGGTGTAAGTAAATGGATAGCTTCTTGCATAACCATTATTTCCTAAAGAACCTGCAAATGTTCCAGTTAGTGAACTGCGTACATAAAATGACAAAGTTACAGTTTTAGCATTAGCTGTTCCCCAATTGAGGTCTGCTATATTATTACCTTCTATTTGATGATATATTACACATTGTTCTGTTGAACCAATAGATGTGTCAGTACCTGTTGTTGTAAATTTTAAAGAGTTTATAAAACCTGTTGGAGCTGATGAATCTTGTGCAAGAGTGTATGTAGCTGAAGTATTATCATATATTGCCCATCTATCTACAGAATAACCATTACCTGTTTGAGTGGTGGTTCTTTGGTCAATAGCCATATTACCATTAATAATTCTATTCTTACCTACAGGAGCAGAGGGTTGTAATGAGCCATCATTATATGTAATTCCATTAGTTCCGTTAATTGCTACACTCATGATAATTCCTCATCTGTTGGTTTAGTTAAAGTAGGATGATTCCATTTTTTAATATATGGACCTTTACCATCGCTATCATCATGAAAAGATATTGTTCCACCAATGGGTTCAAAATCTTCATCAGTTAATTCTGGATATAGTGCTATTATTTTTTGTTGTAATGTCATTATGCTTTCCTTATTAATGCACCTGTAAAATTAGAAGTTGTCTGACTTCCTGCTTGAGTTGATAAAGCTCCACCGCCAGACCTTTGATATACAATAGCTTCTACATAATCAGAAGAACCATTCATATATAATAATCCTGAAACATTAGAACAAGACCCAATAGTTGCAAATTTAGTTTGTCCATTTGAACCTATAAGAACAGCAGTACCATTTTGTTCAATATTACAAAACCATACTTCTGTAGTAGACGAACCTCCTGATTGAACATGAGCACTAAATTGATAATATCCAGCTACTGTAGGTGTAAATCTGTAAGTACCAGTATCATAGTTAGAGTTTGTATCAAAAATTTCTACATTAAATGCAAGTTTAGTAGATGTGTTATCAGCAATGGATTGTGCTGCACTAGCATAAGCACTAAACGCTGGACCAGTTATATCTGTTGTCGTTGCTATCGTGCTTGTACTTGCAGGTAAGGTTAAGGTATTAGTTCCTGCTACATCTGGTGCTGCAACTGTAATAGAGCCAGACGTGTTTCCTGTTAATACTATATCAGCCATTATGCGTTCTCCTCATCAGCTGGTTCTGGTGTGTTACCTTCAGCTTTCCACGCTAAAAATTCTTGGTAGTCGGTGTTTTCTGGGTTTTTAGGAACTATCCATTCTTTACCATTACTATCTATTTTTTTTATACACAAACTAGACTCTAATTCAGTTATTCCATTTATTGTTTTTTTATATCTCATTTTTATAGCTCCGAGTTAAATTCTACATAGCAACTTGTATCATTGTTTGCACCAATTAATCCAGAATAAGTAATTGCAGTAAATGGAGTTCCAGATACATCATAATTAACATATCCACCATTAATATTTAATTGTGAATCAGGAGAGGAAGTAATATTTGCTCTACCTGTTCCATACAAAACACATAATGTTCCACTATAAGATGTAGAAGGTGCTGCCCTCATTGTCGTTGGAAAATGATATTGTGTTGTCATTCTTGCATTAGTAGCAGCAGTTGCAAATCCAAAAGTAGAATAAGCATTAGTAGCTGTAAATTTAGTATAATACCTCTGACACAATTCTAACTGTTGTGAGTATTGTAGATGTTCAAAAGGTGTTGCAGTTGTATTTGCTTCTAGTTGTACACCTGTAAATTGTATAGTTGCTGAACCTGTAGCTAATAAATTTGTAGCTCCTGTAGCACTTAATACTGGACCTGCCCCCCAAGAACCTGTTGATTTAGAATAAGTAGTGCCTACACCTAAAGCAAGATTTAACCATAAACCTGTACCATTAGTTTTATCCCATGTTCCTGTAGTATCTCCAGTTAAGGTTACTGATTTGTACTCCCATGTATTAGCAGAGGATATAGTATAGTTAAAAGCATACCCCCTAGATTCATTAGAGTTTTGAATACCCCCACCAAAAGTTCCAGTTACTGAAGATTTAACCCAAAAAGATAATGTAATAGTTTCAGGATTAGCAGTTCCAAAATTTAAATCTGCAACATTGTTTCCTTCAATTTTATGTTTTAGCATAAAATAATCAGTTGCACCAAGACTAACTGTTGCTAATACTGTTGCTTTTATTGAGTTATAAAAACCACTAGGAGCATCAACGACTTGTTGTACAGAATATTTACTTGATTGTGAAAGACCTGCGTTCCATCTATCTAATGTATATACATTGTTTGCTGGAGTAGTAACGCCACCACTATTTCTTTGGTCAATCATCATATTACCATTGATGATTCTATTCTTACCTGCTTGTGAAGTAATAGCAACACCACTTGCATTTTGTAATCCACTAGATGTTATTTTAGCTTTGGTGACACCTGCTGATTGTAATTCTATCTCACCACTTGTATCAGAAGTTAGCTTTAGTCCGTCACTTGTATCTGCATTTATGATTGTAGCCATATTATAATATCACCCATCGTTGTCCCGCAGGGATAGTAACAGTAAATCCAGAGTCTATTGTCATAGGCCCTACTGACATACCATTTGATCCTGCTGTTATTGTATAATTTTCTGAAATGTTATCAACATTCTCATAGATAGCACCACCTGCTGATGCACCTCCACCAATTGATCCCCATGCTCCATCCGCATATCCTTCAAACTCATCTTCAGTAGTATTATATCTAATCATACCTGCTGCGGCTGAGCCAGGTCTTTGTGCTGTTGTTCCGTTTGGCATTGTCAATGAGCCAGTACCAGAGTATATAAGGTTATTAGGAACATTTACCGTGCCCGCATTATGCGTTACTTCATCTCCAGCAGCATCACCTAGAGTTACATTACCTGTTGCACCTAAAGTTGTAAAATTACCTGTACTAGCTGATGTATTACCAATTGGTCCTGGTGTAGCAAAGCGTGCTGTAAAGCCTGCACCAGAAACAGTACTTGATGCTGCGAGTGTAGTAAACGCTCCTGTGCTAGGGGTAGCTGCACCTATTGTAGTACCATCAATTGAGCCACCATCAATATCTACATCGCTTGAAACAATCGTTCCGCTAATGTAATCAATAGAAGCAACAACATTAGTGCCATCTGCATATACAAAAGATGATTTACCTGCTGGAACTAACACTCCTGAACCTGAAGCAGTTTTAACTGTTATGGCTGTAGTAGAGCTGTTTTTAATTAAGAATTGTTTTTTGAAAGTATTGGCACCACCTGCGGCAGTGGTAGGTATAATTAAATTACCTGAACCTCCTGCACTTCCTGTAAGGTTAAGGCGTAAGTGTCTAGCTACTTGTGTAGCATTAGAAGAAACACTCCAAGTTAATGTAGTATCTCCTGTACCAACAGCTTGATCGACTGTGCCAACAATGGCTTCTTCCATTGCTGTGCCTAAATTGGTATTAGTCGTTGTTCCCCATGTGCCCGACTGTTCTCCGGTTCCTATTAACTCTACCGATAAATTTGAATATGTTGACATATTATTTCCCTATCCTGTAACTATCTCTGTCCAATCAGGAACTTGAGTAGTATCTATTATAACCCATTCTGGGTCTTGTGTAGTATCTATTATAACCCAGTCTGGACTATTAATTAAAGGAGTATATCCTTGTATATTTAAACTAGTCCCATTAGGAGTTATAATTCTTCCTATTACTTCTGAAGGAGCATATCCTTGTAATGCTAATGCACCTACATTTGGAGTAATTACTCTACCTTCTGTTACAGCTGGAGCTATTCCAGCTAATGTTAATGCACCTACACTAGGTGTTATAACGGTGCTACCAAATACGTGTGGTGCTTCACTTGCTATACTTACTGCTCCAACCAGTGGAGTTTTAAATACATTATTCTGTTGTACAACTTGAGGAGCTATCCCCTGCAATGTAAGTGCTCCGGCTGGTGCCGCTGCTACATCACCATAAACTATACTTGGTGTTGTCCCTGCTAGTGTTACTGCTCCTACACTAGGAGTTACTATCTTACCTTGAACTACACCTGGTGTTAATCCATTTAACACCGCTGCCCCTACACTAGGGGTTATTACGCTACTTTCAAATATACTTGGTGCTATTCCAGCTAATACTAAATCTTTTACACCTGGAGTTATTACTGCTCCATCTAATACTGTTGGTGCGGCCCCTGCTAATGTTAATGCTTCTACACTAGGGGTTATTACTTTACCCTGAACTACACTAGGGGCTATGCCTGCTATAGCTACAGATCCTGTAACTAGCGATACTACGTCCCCTTCACCCCATGGACCAGAGCTCCAGGTATTTCGTCCCCAGCCGGTAGCCATTACTAGCTCCTTATGTTAAGGTAAATATGCCAGTAGCAGCAGGTAAAACAGTTAAAGTATTTGGTGATGTTACAGTAAACTGAGTACTAGATAACTGACAGAAACATAAAAGTTTACCTGCAGCTGCTCCAGTAGAGTTACGTAAAATCGCATATCTAATATTTACTAAACTAGCTCCAGAAGCTGTAAATGCTAAACCTACGGCAGACATAGTAAACTTCTGCTGTTTAGCTGAAGCTCCTACTGTCCACTGAGCTGTTGCTGGTACTAAGTTTCTACCACCCGTAACATAGCCCCCTGCCGCTGAAACTTCGTTTGTTACAGATGCATAAGTACTCAAAGTAAATGTAGATGCATTACTAGCTGACTGAGCTAAAACCATTTTAAAAACACCGGCACCTAACGTTATGGTACCATTACCTATATATTTTTTGGCACTGTTATATAGTTGCCATGCTGTTGCTGCCATGTTAAATCTCCTTTATATCGGCGTATGACGCGCCGGATTCTAAAATATGATGTAATAACCCACCATAGATTGCTAACTCAATTTCATCACCTAACATTTTAATCAGGTCAATAAACTCTTGGGCTTGCGATACCATCCAAGGGTTACAGTTAAATATCTTCCCGCTCACGTTTACAGGCATAACTAACTGTCCATCATTTTCTTCTTGTTCGTATGCGTGATGCATTTCATCTTCACCTAAACAGGAATCACACCCAAATAAATGAAATCTTTTAAATCCTAACATTCTAAACAATGGTATAGCTCTTAACAATACAGTCGATCCCCCTGGAACTGACCACCATGTTTTATACTGCTCATCTAGTATATCTTTTAATAGGTCTGCCTGCGTATGCCATATATAAGTTTTATCTTTTGGCAAGCCCTCAAATACACTAGGGTTACATTGTGAAGCTATAAAGTATTTACAATCCTCTACTACAGGTTTTGTAAACCTCGCATTAAACTTTCTTGCATCTACCATGACCATAGCAGAAGGAGTTAAACCATTATCTAAACACCATTTATAGGCATTATTAATAGTTATAAGTTTAACACCATTTTGTCTTAATTGCTTTATTTTTTCTATATGTTGTGGTAAGGATGGTCCCCCTCCTACAATCATAACTTCAATATCATTAGTCGGATGTGGTTCTACTTGTAAATAACCTTGCTTTATATTGTGTTCTACGTTTTTCTTTATCTCATCATCAGTTGTATTTACAGTACCCGCATCAACTACTTCTTCCCCTGTTGCCCAATTACTTACATAAAACAAACAAGTATTATCTGTTTTGTTAGACCAATGTATTATACATTTATGGTCTTTAAGTTTTTTAAGCCACCACTCATATGGGTGCACACTCAGATGTAGTTTATGTCCTACTAAAACTCCTGCTTTATCATCAACTGTAGATATTTGGAAAAATACATGTTGACAAGCAGTTAAACAATTTTCTATAACTTGGTCTACATGATGTGGTCTTATATGTTCCATCACATCAGTACAAAAACCATAAGCTGCTTGAACAGGTAGAGGTTGAGATAAATCAGCTTCTACAAATCGCAACGCATGCTTCTGTGTTTCTAACATTGGGACTATATCTTCATCTAAGCAATTATCTGCAAAGTCAACCATAGTTACATCTAGTCCACCAAAGAACGCTAGGTTCAATCCTCCACGTCCTGTACCACATCCTAAATCAAGAACTGTAGCACCTTGTTTAGGTTTAGCTTGTTTTAAAAATTCGTGAGCTATATTTTCACCAGGAGCAACTTGTCTATACTCTGGTTTATCCCACATCATTTTATATAAATCTTTTTCTAATGGTCTTACTTTATCTACTGTTACTTCTGGTGCATCCGCTATAAGCGACGAAAAACCTGTCATGTTATCCCTTTCTATTCAAATCGAATAAGTGCCGTTGTTGCAGTGTTATCAGGTAATGTTACAGTTAGCGTTTGAGCTGCAATAGTTTTAACTGATCCAAAATCTAATACACATACAGAATAATTACTAGAACTACTATTATATATTAAAGCTCCTCTTGCGGAAAATGTGCCTGTCCAAGTAGTAGGAGAATCAAAAGTTATATACACTACGTCTGCATCATCATCTTGTGTAACTGTAGCGCCTGTTAATGTATTACCCCCAGCTACATACCCTGTGCCTACCACTTCATTAGTAGTTGTATATGCAGAGGTAGAAGAATCTAGCGTTGCATCATCAGTATATAGAGCTATTTTAAATGTGTCGGTATCAAAATCTATATCACCGGCTAATGATTTAGCAACAAAGGTATTAGTTATTCCTTGTATAATAGTTGCCATTAAACTGCACTCCCTCTTCTACCTTTAACAGGTATTCTAGCCTGTCCACTACGATAAGCATCACGAGTATTTTTACCTTCACCTAGTCTAGTTAATTCTACTAATGCTTGTTCATATCTATTGGTGTAGTTTGCTATTGTTTCTGGGTCGGCTTTGAGGTACGTAGCTGCTTCCAACAATGAACCATAAAGTAATACGGAGCTATAATTATCTCCCAGCCAAGACGTACCACTAGCGGCAGTAGTAATAGACTCAGGATAAAAAAAGTAATGAAGCTCAGCGCCATAAGCTTTATCAGGTGTAGGACCGAGTATAAATGTTGTATCATCGAAGACAGCATAATATTGTGGTTTTCCATAGTGAGCTGCATCAGTATCAGGGAATGATTGCCTAATAAAGTTAACGTCTTTATTTATAAGAAAAGTATACTCATTAGTTGTATTATCAATAGCCGCTAAACTATAAGTAGCCAACCAATCGGCAGGCACATTTAAATACTTGTTAGCGAAGTTAATAGTACCTGTATCATTTCTTCTTAAGTCTGGAAGATTAACTCCATTAAAGATTCTGTTCTCAGCTTGAGTTATAAATGTGTTTATATCTACTGTAGAGTATTCATCTTCAGTATACGATTGTATTTGTGCGACTAGCTCAGTGTACGTCATAAACTGTCCTTACGCCATAGGACCGCGAGCTTTTGTGCCTTTTGTTGCTGCACCATTGCCGCGAGTTACTACGCCAGAAGTCTTAACATTCTTTTCAGGATAACCTGCCGTGTTAGGTACAGGAACCATTTGTGGTTGTGCATAACCATCTACCATTTTTGCTTTTCTTTCTTGGTTCTCTTTCATTTCTTTCTCCTAAGTTATTGTTATTGTAACAGTTCCTACTACTCCTGAACTCACTAAATTATTTCCTGTAAACTCATTAGATGGGGGTCGTGCTCCACCAACAGGTTCCCATCCCCATTGTATATCTCTTGATCCAGTTACGTTGTTGTCATTAAAACTCTGGTCAGGTCTTGGATCTCGCACTGCTTGAGGATCTTCTACTGGATACATCCCCTGCATATTCTGTGGTTGATCTGGGTTCCAACACTCCTTGCAAGCTTTAA